TCATCGTCCTTGTCCTCTATAGGTTTTTTTATAGTTTTTTGAATTTTTATTTTTACTAGTATTATTTTTAGAATGAATACCGGGACGTTTGTTATTATTCCCGCTAGTACTAAATTCAAATGCGTTAATTTTTTTTGCCATAACTTATTAAATATATTTGGTTTTTTTCTTTTTTTTCTTCCAGTCAGAAGGTTTTAAAAATGCTTTAGGTGTGGCATAAGCTTCGCTATCGCCAGTACTAATAGAAGTACCAGTACCAGTAGTGTTTCCTTCTTCAAGTTCGGTTTTAATGAGTTCACGAATTAAATTTCTTAATTGGCTTACTTTCATAACGAAATAGTTGATTTTAACTCATTAACTAACTCATAATAATTCATTAAATTAATGATATTATCATCATGCACAGATGATTTTTTACATAAAGGTTTAATCATATTAGATACCTCATTAAGTTTTATTTGAGTAATCTTATCGGTATGAGGTATGTATTTATTAATTTCTTTCTTTACTTTTTCTATTTCTTCATTAAGGAAAAATTTTAATTTAGGACTATTAGACACATTATAAACATATTCTTTTAAAAGATTTTTTTGGTTATCAGATAATACAGAATATTTTTCATTAAACTTTTCCATTAACAATTTATAAGTAAGTGCTCGAGTTTCCTTATCAAATTTTTCATACTCTTCCATCACCATTTCAATTTTTGGTTTATTTGGAAGACCTTTTTCAGTGATATGTTCAAGTAAGTTTACTTTTGAATTTACTACAGACATAGGACTATTTGTAGTATTTTCTAATAAATTATATATACTGGCATATATTTTATAATTAGAAATTTTAGCTTTAAAAAAATCTTCTACATTATATGTAGATTTGATTTCTTTAACTAAATTATAACGCTCGCGTCTTAAAGCAGATTTATTCAGTTTAGAGTGAGACTTTATTAAAGTTTCTATTAATACACTAGCACTGGCTTCTTTTTCAAATTTTTTATTAAGCAATGCATAATATATTTGGTATTCTTTTAAAAGAGTTGAATTTTTATTAAAAAACTTCTTTAATATACCTACAGCCTTTGGTGTGGAATTTGATATTGTTTCTGACGTAATTTGTCTCGTCAATAATTCAAATATTATCCCAGTATTTTTGTACTTGGAGTGCTTAGGTTTCATATATAAATAGATTTATTCTTATATAAATATGTAAAGATTCTTAAAAAGTTATTCACTTATTATATTTTTTTCACTTAATAATGAATTATCTTCATTTTCATTAAGAAGCATTTGCTTTTTAAGGCGACCTAATGCTAATTTTTTAACCATTTGTTTATTAGATTCTAAAGCTAATGTAGAAACATCATTAGTCCTATCAGGAGTATCATCTCCTGTAAGGCCGCTTCTGCCCAGAGTATCTCTACTAAAATTAGATTTATCACTATTATATGAGCTTATGTTCTTTTTCGGACGGCCAGGTTTTTCTTCATCGTAGCCATCAGGTAATTCTTTATCTTGCTTTAATCGAGCATTAGAATATAAATGAGCTAAATCGTGTGGAGTACCATATGATTCACCGGTTTCAATAGGATCATTACCTTCATTTTCTATTTGGTTAACTCTAAATTTATGCATAGCATCATCAAGAGACTTTTCATTTTCGTCAATTAGTTCTTGTCTACTTTGATTAAATACATTTTTAGCTACCCATTCTTTAGAAAATAATTTATTATCTAAAATACTAGTGGCTAATTCTACTTTAGATTTATATAATTCAGTTTTTTCTTGTTCAAATACAATTGAGGGGCCAGTAAGAGTAAGTTCAAAATCTATTAATTGCTCATTTTCAAATCCTTGAGTATATAAATGGACTAATGCTATTTTAGTTAGCTCAGATACTATAGTTCGTTGTAAACGTTCAATAGTACGGGCAAAGCGAATATCCATGGCAGCTAGTGTTGATTTACCTTCTAAATTTTCATCATAACCTAAAAAGGCTTTAGGTACTTTAAGGGCGGCAAGCATTTTATTTTTTAAATATTCAATATCATTAGTACCATCATAATCAAGACCCTTAGTAGTATCTATACGAGTTGATGCATCACTACCCCTAACTGGGATATAAAAATCCTCAGTCATATTTTGAATATTAAATTTTAAATTATAATCACCAGTTTGTTGGTCAATATATGGAGTTTTCTTCATATTACGAACGGTCTTCTCCATAAAATTATCTATTTCATTAGGTGGTATACCACCTACATTCATATAGAATACTCTTTTTTCAGGTGCACGCATTATTCTATGAATAAGCATTGCATCTTCCATTAACATTAATTGTTTAAATACCTTACGAGCAGGTTCAAGATATGAACGTCCATAGGGCATATAATTGGCATCAGAAAGAAGTCTAAAATGGGCTACTTCGTAATTTTCTAAAGCAAATTGTTCACGCCTAGCAGTGCTATAAGATTGACTTTGGGCCATACCATTAGGATCAAGAACAAACTTAACGTAATTAGGATTTTCAGGGTCCATTCCTTCTTCTCTTACTACCCCGTATACAGAAAGAGGTAAGACATTGTAAATTCCAAATTTTTCAGAAATTTCTAATTTTAAATAAAAATCACCGTATTTACACATTTGGCGAACCCAAGAAGGTAAATTAAATTCTATATTCAAGACATCATAGAATAAATTGTTTAGAATTCTTTTAATGTTGTCATTATTAGATTTAATTGTTAACACATCCCCATATTCATCTTTTAAAGTAGATTCTTCAGATACTATATCTAAAGCAGCTGCTATAAGAGGATCATAGTCCATAGCTTCATAGTCACTATAAAGCTGCAGACGCATTGATGAATAATTAAGAGTAGGGTTGTATTGGAGAGAAGAACCAACAGGTCTATGTAATTTAGTAAATCTATCATAAAGAGAATTAGATTCTAAATTACCATATTTCTGTATTCTGTCTGTGTCAATTACTTTAAGTTGTTTCCCCCCAACATTTCTAATTATAACATCAGTGGAAAAAAGTCTTTTTAGTCTAGTAAAAAGTGTAGTATCAGCCATATTAAATATTTATAGTATGTGTATACATATTTACTCTAAAAGCCAAGAAATATCTTCATCTCTCCCATTTATATTCATTTTATATGAATTTCTGGGATCATTAATTTGAGATGTAGTAAAAAATGGATTATAAGTAGATTTAGTAGTATTATTAAGCATTGCTCGAGCTAAATCAACCCCTTGTTGGGCAAATTTTAATGCTGTGTCTCTTACATAGCAAGCAGTTGCTATAGACATAATTAAATCATCGTTGTACCCAGTTTGAGCTTCAGCTCTACCATTTTTCCATATGAAAGTTCTTAACTCATCTAATGTACGGCGTGATTGGATTTGAATACTTTGTTCTTTTATATAAGCATCCAATTTAGCAATAGTTAAAGGTCTAGTTCTAAGTGACATTGTAAAACCGGGTACCATTTTAGATTTATCTATTAAATCATATCCTTTAGCAATATATGCTTCGGCATCACGAGTAAATTTTTCATCTTTAGGGCTATAATATAGATTATCATAACCCATATCAATTACTTCTTGTATAGCGGCCCACCCAATATTTGCGTTTTCAATTACAAGTAGTGCTTTATTATATTCATTTGCTATGTTAAATAATACCCTACCAAAATCTTTTGTAGGGAGTTGTTCTTTAAATTCGGCAACTTGAACACAACTTTCAATATCAATTATATGAAATGCAGAATAGTCTTTTGAATCACCTCGAGCTACGTCAGCTACTACCATATATTGTCTTGAATAATCAGGATATTCCCATATCCATAAATTTTGTCCTACTCCTCTTTTTTCTAAAGGATCTTTAATAGTTGTAGTTTCTATATAATTTAATAGCTCAGGTGTAAATACAGTATCTCCTGAGGTTGTAAAGTCACAATCACATTCTTGTGCTGCCATCCTTTCGCCTAATTCATCATCCTGTTTATCTCTCCATTTCTGGTCTCTTTCAGGATGTACAGTCCAAGGTAATCTAATAGGGGTAAAACCACTTGATCCATCTTGGGCTTTAACCCACATTTTATGAAACCAGTTGCCGGTGCCATTTGGTGTAGATAATACAATTGCTCTACCACCAGTTGCGAGTGTTTGTTGGGCTGAACCCCAAATTTCTTCAATTCTATTTTCTTCAATAAACGCAGCCTCGTCAATCACTAGAAGCGAAATTGCTTCTGATCTACCAGCATCACCTGCTGCTGATACTGCTTTGATTTGGGATCCATTACTGAGTCGCAATGATAGTCGGTTGTTTTCTACTGTGGGTAGTTTTAACCAACTAGGTAACTGTTCATACATGAATCGTACTTTAGTTACTAGGTTTTTTGCGGTTTCCTGTTTGGTTGCTATTACAAGGACATTCTTATCCTTTTGAAATAACATCATATGTAAAGCTATACCTGCTGAGAGAGTTGATATACCAAGCTGTCTTGATTTTAAGATAACTGATTTATCATGTTTGTTTAGTAGAGTTAATACCTTTTCTTGGAAAGGATACAGGTTAAATTGTGTGCGACCTCTTGTTGGGTGTTGAATCCAACAATATTTTTTCATAAAATAAACGGGATCGCTTGCTGCTTTAACGAACTCTTGTTTGATAATTTCTTTTATTTCTGCCATCGTATATACATAGACAAAAAAGAAGGGAGCCGAAGCTCCCTATATCTTTATATATAAAAAAGTTTAACCTCTAAGATTAGCTAATTTTTGCATACGTTTAATAGATTCATTGAGTTCAAATGAGTCTTCATCTATTGTATCTTCATCATATGCCATACCCTCATCAGTAGGATTTTCATAGGAATCTTCATCTACAACTTTTTCTTTTCTAGACATTTTGCCTACTTTTCCTTCCATCTTGGCTTTTTCTTTTTCAATTTTATCTTTAGCTCTTTCTAATTCTTTAAGCTGTCTGCGGACATCTTTAACAGCATTTTTATCCATCATTTCACTAAATTCATTATCCTCATCAATACGAGTCAAACGTTCTTCAGTTTCATCAATCATTTCTTGAATCGCAGCTAATTTAGTTTCTAAAGCAGCCATTTGGCCTCTAGATTCAATCTCTTTCATCTTTTTAGATAAAGGGGATTTAGATTCTTTAATTTGTTTAACAATATATTTTTTAATTTCTTCTTCTAAACCTAAATCATCTAAACTTAGGGCACCTGGTTTAGGTCTATCAATTGAAGATTTTGATGATGGGTCATCTGCATATTCTATGAATCCTTTCATACGAATAGCTGATAAGAATTTATTAGCTTGTTGGACTGATTTAATATCTTCAACTGCATTTATAATGTCATCTGAGGTGAATTTACCAGCTTGCATTAAAATAACTAAGTTTTTAATATCTGAGGCTGAGTAACGTTTTTTAGGTCTACGGGCTCCTGGTGATCTATAAGTTCTTAACAAATTATTAACTCTAATCATAAATTCAGCTATAGCTCGTTTTTGGGAATTAGAATCCATAGAAGCAAATTCGGGGTTTAAAGTAGCTATTTTAGTTCCCGATAATTGATAAGGAGTAGCTTTCCTACCATAGTTACCTTCTTCTTCTTCAAGATCAAACCCTTCATCATCTATAAGGGCTTCAGCAGCTAGCCTTTCAGCTCTACCCCCCATCTCCATTTTATTTACGGCGTCTTGAATTTCTTCGAGTATAATTTGTTTTATTTCAGCTTTGTTCATTGTACAATGTTTATTTGTGTATAGTTAACTAATAATACATATTATAAAATATTAAGAGAAATATTTTTAATATATTCGTATAATAGGT